TGAACTAGAAGCTCACGGTCGTACTATAGGTATCGAACTCGATAGACGCAAAAAGAAATCAGATTTAATAGAGGAAATCAAAGCAGCGGAGTAATATATTATGGCAGGGACACTTACAGGCGCTAATTTACTAGCTAGAATTCAGGACACCTTACAAGACACTACAAGTGTTAGGTGGCCAGAAGCTGAGTTAATTAGGTATATAAACGACGCTCAGAGAGAAATTGTAAATTTCAGACCTGAGTCATCAGCAACAACTTCTAACGTACAGCTGGTTGCGGGCACTAAACAGGCTTTACCATCTGGTGGATTAAGGTTGATTAAACTAACTAGAAACATGAATGGTACAAGTAGTAGTGCTACTGGTAAAAGAGCTATTAGAATAGTAAATGCTGATATTTTAAACACACAAGAACCAGATTGGAACGATCCAACTGTATCTGGGGATGCAGCACACGGAACAATAGTTAAACATTATATGTTTGATGAAGATGACCCAAGAAACTATTATGTATATCCAGGAGTATCTGGTAACGCGTATGTAGAGATTGTATTTTCTAATTCACCAACAGATTTAGCAAACGGTTCTGCAACTATTAGTGTAGATGACATATATGCAAATGCGATTATTGATTTCGTGTTGTATAGAGCGTATATGAAAGATGCAGAGTACGCAGGAAATGCACAAAGAGCACAAAATCATTATCAGCTATTTACAGCTAGTATTGGACAAGGCGGACAAGCTCAAATGTTGTTAGACCCAAATAATGATCCAGTTTCTAACTTAGGCGCTGTTCCTAGGGTAATGCAACAGCAAGGTAGGTAAATGTGGCGGCCTACTCTTCTTTAGTTAAAGAAGTTCTACCTTACGTACCTTTGTGTCCAGACTCTTTGGTAGAACAAAACTTACGTTCTGCAACAATAGAGTTTTGTGAAAGATCAAAAGCATATATTCTCGACATAGACCCTTTTAGTACAATTTCGGGTGTATTTGAATATGACTTTGACATACCCACAGGCACAGAAGTACACCAAGTCTTACTAATGACCCACGATGGTAATGACATGGACCCTATTAGCCCACGTAGCCTGGAGTTAAATTATCCAGATTGGAGAAATAGAACAGGCAATCCCCACGTTTATTTACAAAAAACACCTTCTACTTTTTGGATAGTTCCAGTACCAAGTGGGCCAAAACAAGTTATAGCAAGCGTAGCTTTAAAACCAAGTAGAACTTCAAACAACATAGATACTGTAATTTCTAATCAATATAGAGATGCAATTATATATGGCACTTTATATAGATTACTACGCATGCCAAATAGAGAATGGTCTGATGTAGGAGCAGCACAAGAATATAGTTTTCAGTTTAATCAAGAAATAAAACAAGCAGAATTAAGGGCCCGAGGCGGAGACCTTGGGGTAAAAAGAACTGTTAAGTACAAAGGAATAGGTATGCCAAGGAGACGGTATGGAAAGTACGGAAAGGAAATCGACTACTAAAGATCTTGTTCCTGTTGATATTCGAACTTGTTGGGAAGAAGTAAAGCCTGGCATAGTTGAAATACTTAAAGATAGAACTTTAAGCTATAGACCTGAAGATGTTTATGCAGCTTGTGTGTCAGAACAAGCTTTTTTGTACAAGGCTGCTTTTGGGTTTGTAATACTTACGGTAGAGGTTGATGAGTTTACAAAAGAACGAACTTTATTTATATGGCTAGGTTACACATATGAAAAAGGTAACAATATTTGGGTTCAAAAGCGAGATTGGTTTAGCCAGCTTGCTAAAAGTATAGGTTGCACATACGTAGCGGCTCATACTAAAATTAAGGAATTAGAATCCTACTTTATAAAAGAAGGGTGGGAACTAGATACAAGGATATTCAGGAGAAAAGTTTAATGAGCGGTAAATTAAGACAAATGGCAGGGAAACCTAAAAAAGATAGGTATAAAGCTACGTCTATAGAAAAATTCCAAACACAGTTTGCCAATGAGTTGCTTAATAAACTAAATCCACAGATTAGAAAAACAATTGGCGCTATTCGTGATTACGGTGAAAAGAATTTTGTAAGTGAAGGAGAAGGTATAGCTAACTTCGATGCTATGAAAGCCGCAACAAATATACCAGGAGTTCTTGGAGTAGGAGTTAAAGCTGGTATAGGAGTTGGTAATATTTTAGGACGAACTATGGATGTTAATAAGTCTGCAGATAGTTTAATAGGTGCTGTAAATAATGTAAGCGTCGGTGGAACTAAAGGAAAAATAAAAAAAGACGAAGCTAATTTACTTGGCTTAAAAGCCCAGATGGGAGAGTTTGATACTCTAACAAAAGGACTGGGAGCAAATGTAAAGTTAGCTACTTCTGATTTATTAGGAACTGCAAATGCTAAAATAAAACGTGATTCTGCTGCTATGAATCTATTACTACCAGCCGCAGAGTACAGTGGTAAATTAATGACTTCTGGAGAAGACGATGGCACTTGACCAAGGATATAATCCAACTAACGATTTAGAAGGTTTCTTACGTTCTGACTACGACAATTTTATGAAAGAAGATGCTCCATTTCAGGACCGACTTCTTCAACAAGCTATGAACGATACTTCTATTGTAGATAGGGCTAGGGAAGTAGCACCTATGGAAATAGAAAAACAAAACCAAATAATGCAACGTAATTTAGAAAGGTACGGCGGCGGTAACCTTTCACCAGCGCAAAGAAAAGAAATGCAAAGAGCTCAACAAAGAGGAGGCTCACTTGCTACAGTCAACACAATAAATTTAGCTAGAAGAAATCAAAGAGAAGTTAACCAAGCTTTAAGAGCACAATTACTAGCCTCTTTTAATAGACAAAAAGCTGGAGCAACAGGCATGTTAGCACAGTCTGGCCTCGCTCAAGTTTCTAGAGAAAACGCATATAGAAATGCAAAAGCTTCTTATAGAGGTAACTTATTCAAAATAGGCGGTAGTTTAATAAAAGGCGCAATCTCTGGCGCAGCGAGTGGTGGATAATGTCTAATCAATACTTGCCAGAAGACTATAAACCAAAAGGTCTTCTTTATAAATTACCAGTTGTAGGCGACGCTATTAAAGATGCTCTTATTCCCCAAGACGTACAAGAGCGTAGGGCTAGAAAAGCGAATGAAGACAAAATGCTAGCTGAGGGAGTTACTACTGGTTTTAATGATAGGCTTCTAGTTGATATGAGAGCGGATGGTCTATTGGGTGACAATTATAAACCTTTAGATACAGACGAGTTATCTTTCGGCACTAATTTATTATCAGTAAGTAAAAACGAAGGGGGTAGTCAGTTTACTCCAAAGTATAATGAATACATAGAAGCTCTATTCGGCGATTTCCCTTTGCTAACTAAAACTCAAACAGTAGGCGGTACTACTGAAGACTTTAAACCAAGCAACGTTGTTTACAATAGTAAAAACAACACTGTATTTCTTGTAGGTAAAAACTATAAAGGCGAGATGGCTCCTAAAACATTAATGCAAAGTGATGAAGAAGGAGATCAAATAGCGGAATATACTCTGTCAGACTTTGATGCATTAGCTAAGTTAGCTCTTAATACTAAATACATAAACTCCAACTACAAGCCGGGATATTTAAGTAACGCTCGAGAAGACGTTGAGGCGATGGCAGATGATGTGTATACAAATATAGCTATGGGTGTAAAAGAAGCTTACGAAAATGGTTTATTAGATGACCCAGATAACCTTAATCAATTCAACGAAGGTGTCGCAGCAATGATCGCTGGCGAACAAGACCCAGAACAAGTAGCTAAGCAAGACGATCAAATACCTGGAATTGCTCTGACAGAAATAAGACCTGAAATAGCAAATTTAGTTGGACCCCCAGACCCAAATTCAAAAGAGGGACAAGCGGCCTACGAAATGGTAGAAGGGTCGAGCCTAAGTGAAGAAGATCAAAACGCTATGATTGCAGCTTGGAACAACATGAACACGGGAGAAAAAGTGTCCTTGTTAAGTACAGGTTTGTTAGTCATTCCTGGGATAGGCGCAGCAACTTACGCTGGAGTAAGAGCTATAGCTTTTGGCGCGGGGGTGTTATCTAGAGCTAACATAAGCACAAAACTACTTAACTTTGCTAAGTCAGCAGTAACAAAACCTAAAAAAGAATCTTTAGCTGTAGCTAAGAGCGGTAATAAATTTCCTACAGGCTCTCCACAAGGCCAACAAATCGTTAAAGCTGGCGAAGCAGATTTGAAAAAAAGATCTACAATAGACAAAGTTAAAGACTTTGGTAGTGGTAACACAGGCAATCCGAGGGTTGTAACTGAACAAGTTAAAGATACTGCTGGTAACGTAGTAAGAGAGTTTGCCCCAGGTAGAGCAGCAGGGGTAGGTTTAGTAGGTACAAGTATAGGTGGGAATATAGCTGGTGGCATGATTCAACGTGAACTCGATGAGATGGATGACGCTACAGATATGACAGGTACAGGCCCAGCTGCTGAGCTAGAACCTGTTAACATTCCTGAATTTAAAAGTCCGCAAGAAGCGGCAACTTGGTTTCAAGATGAAAATAACTATACAAATTTTGTTGCAGCCGCAACTAGTAAAGGAGCTCAAAATGTTGCAGCTAAATTAGAAGAAGCTTTTGAAACTCTCGGTATTAATGATGCTCAAAGTTTTACTACTAATATAGAAGAAATAAAAGCAAGAATAAATCCTGGTAATGATTTTAATACGAACCAAACCTTGGCAGCTCTAATTGCTGAAAGGTCAGGTGCAGACAAACCAGGACAAGCTGCACTTTTTAATCAAACTCTGACTGCACTTACTAGCTCAGATAGATTAGGTTTTGAAGTTGCTAAAGAACGAAGAAGTATACAAAGCCAAAGCCTAACAGAGTTTACAGACTATTACCTACCCGATGCTGGGTTTGATACAAGCAAAGAGATCCAAGAAATCACCGATCTCTTTATTACTAATGAGGACGGAACTAGCTTTGATGATTTATCAGGTCAAATGTTACTACAGCGTAAGAAGTTTGCGGGTAAGTACCCAGAATTATTTCCAGAATATGTAATGACAGCCAATGGGCCTGTAAATAAAAAAAGAGCTCAGATAATAGCTAATGGTGCAAAACGAGGGC